GATAGAGAACAACTAAGTGATGTTATCTATAACATTTCTCCACAGCAAACTCCGTTTATGTCATCAATCGGAAAAAACTCAATCAAGAATGTAGTTTTTGATTGGCAAACAGAAACATTACCAACTGCAAGCGGAAGTGGTCAGCTAGAAGGTTTTGAACTTTCAAGAGCTGCTTCAACTGCTACTTCAAGAGTGAGTAATGTGGCAATGATCTCATCAAGAGATGCAACTGTAACTGGCTCACAACAAGCTAGTGATCCAGCAGGTAAAAAGTCAGAAATGGCTCATCAACTTGCTATTATGTCTAAAGCATTAAAAAGAGATATGGAAACAGCTCTCTGTCAAAAAGGTGCTAAAACAACTGGTAACGCAACAACAGCTAGGGTAACTGGCGGTTTTGAATCTTGGATTACATCTAATGTATCAAGAGGAACTGGTGGTTCTGGTAGTGGTGGCGGTGCTGCTCCTACTGATTCATCAGCAGGTAACCAGAGAGCTTTAACTGAAGCACTACTTAAAACAGTATTACAATCTTGTTTTACAAACGGTGGAGAGCCTTCAATGGCAATCTGTGGCCCTGTAAACAAGCAAGTAATTTCTGGTTTCACAGGTAGAAGTTCAGCTAGACAAATGATTGATGCAAACACAGTAGAGGCTTCTGTTTCTATTTACGCATCAGATTTTGGTGAGCTTAAAATAGTACCTTCTAACTTCAGCAGAGAAAGAACACTACTATTAGTAGATCCTGACTTTGCAAAAGTATCATTCTTAAGAGATTTCCAAACAGTTGATATCTCAACAATAGGTGATGCTCAAACTAAAATGATTGTAGTTGAATACGGTTTAGAAATGAGCAACGAAGCTGCTCATGGAGTCGTAGCTGATTTAACAACTTCATAAGTTAGATTATCTTGGGGTGGGTTTAACTCACCCCCTTTTTAGATGACAACAAAGCGCACAATCACAGATCATAAAACTGGTTACAAATCAGAATTTGTAACTGAAGATGATAAATTTGTTTATCACACAACCCAAGATGTTGCTCCTGTCATTGACCATGTTAAAAAACTAAGAGACAATACATTAAAGCCTGGAAAAGATATGCGACACATAGCTGAAGTACCGATGGTAATTTGGCAAAAAGCATTAAGAGAAGGTTGGTCGCAAGATTCAGCAAAATGGAAAGAGTGGCTAAACCATTCAGACAATAAAGTATTTAGAACATGGCAAGGTAAAGTATGACATATTCAGAACTTAAAACAGCAATAGCAAATTATCTAAATAGATCAGATTTAACATCTGATATTGATACATTTATAGATAATGTAGAAGCAGAGCTTAATAGAAGATTGCGTAGCAAAGACATGATAAAAAGAGCAACTGCTACTGCTGACTCACAATATTTAACAGTTCCATCAGACTGGTTAGAAGCAATTAATATAGAAATTACATCTAACAATTTTTGTCCTTTATTTCAACAATCCATAGAATCACTAGATGTCTATAGAAAAGCAAACAACAACTCAACAGGCCAACCTGTTTATTATGCAATGGTAGATGATTCAATAGAGTTAGCACCAACACCAGATAGTTCATATACCCTACAACTTACTTACTATGCTAAAATATCTGCATTGAGTGATTCTAATACAAGTAACTTTGTATCTGCATCACACCCAGATGTATATTTATATGGTGCATTAAAACACGCTTCTATTTATTTAATGGAAGATGAAAGAATACCAATGTTTACACAACAATTTGAAAAGGCATTGGAAGAAATGCGATTAGCACAAGAAAAATCTGCATTTGGCAAAGGTTCTTTAATGATGAGAAGAAGAACTTACGGAAAAAAACAAAAAAGAAATTACCATTACGGTAATTAATATAGGAGAATAGAATGGCTGGATTTAGCGATTATTTAGAGGACAAAGTATTAGATCATGTATTTGGTGGTAATGCTTATACAGCACCAGGTACATTGCATGTTGCTTTATATACTGTAGCACCTACAGATACAGGTGGTGGTACAGAAGTATCAGGCGGTGCTTATGCAAGACAAACCGCTGCCTTTACGGTATCTGGTACTGATCCCACAACAGCAACCAACTCAGCAGCAGTTGAATATCCAACAGCTACAGCAAACTATGGAACAGTAGTTGCGGTTGGTATCTTTGATGCCTCTTCAAGTGGTAATCTAATGGCTTATGCAAACCTTACGGCATCTAAAACTGTTAGCACAGGAGATGTATTTAGATTTGATGCTGGCGATTTAGATATTACTCTAGCGTAACAACATGGCCTCAGTAGGCTACGGTTTATACACATACGGGAAATCCAATTACGGAACTCCCGCATATCATTTTGGTGCAGCAACTATTGCTGCAACATCTAATGTAACAGCAATCGGAACTGTTCAAGTTCCAGTATTAGGTTCTGCAACCATAGCAGCAAATTCAAACTTTACAGCAACAGGTAGACAAATAGATCGCGGACAAGCGGTTATTAGTGCAGTATCTAGCGTTACGGCATCTGGTACGCAAATTGATAGAGGTGTTGCAACTATATCAGCAACCTCTGGTGCTTCAGCAATAGGAACACAAATAGATTTAGGATCTGCAACTATAACTGCAACTTCTAATGTCATAGCTACAGGTACACAAATAGACCGAGGCGTAGTCATAGGGCCAGCTATATCTGGCATGACTGCTACAGGTAGATTTACTGTAGTTGGTGCAGGAACATTAGCAGAAACAAGCGGGATGGATGCAATAGGTGGCATTGTATTAAGAGGCGCATCTACTGTTGCACAAACAAGTGGTTTTTCTGCGTTAGGTGGTTTAAAATGGAATGACCAGACTGTAGCAACAACTGACTATACAGAACAAACACCCGCTACAACAACTTGGACAGATCAGTCCGCAACAAGTACAGATTGGACTGACATAGCAGCATAAATAGGAATTAATTATGGCAGATACATTTACAACGAATTTAAATTTAACTAAACCAGAAGTAGGAGCATCAACCGATACCTGGGGAACAAAAATAAATGCAGACTTAGATGCTCTTGATGCAATCTTTGCAGCTGGCGGTACAGCAGTCAATGTTAAATTTGCTTCAGCAAACTTTGATGATAATGCAAAAGCTATCTTTGGAACTGGCGATGATTTAGAGATTTATCACGATGGAAGTAATAGCTATATTAAAGATGGCGGTACTGGAGATCTTAGAATAGCATCTAATGATTTATATATTAAAAATGGTGCAGACACAGAAACTAAAGCATATTTTTTAGATAATGGTGCGGTTGGATTATATTTTGATGATGCCGTTAAGTTTGCTACAACAAGTAGTGGTGCAACTGTTACTGGTACTTTGACAGCAACAACATTAGCAGGAACTTTATCAACAGCAGCACAAACTAACATTACAAGTTTAGGCACCTTAACAACCCTTACAGTTGATGAAATAACTATTAATGGCGATACAATCACAGCCACAGATGACTTTATAATTGATGTAACAGATGACATTACCCTTGATGCAGACGGCGGTGATATTTTCTTCAAAGATGGTGGCACACAAAAAATGCACTTAGATGGCTCTGGAAGATTATTAATTGGAGTAGACTCAGGCGATGGCTTCAATGATGATGCTATGCTTAGATTACAAAGAACAGGAGATAGAATATTCCAATCTTTTAAGGTTGATGCAGACCAAACAGCAGCTATTTTCTTTGGTGATGTAGATGATGATATTGAGTGTGGAATTCAATACCAAGCAGCAAATAGAGCTTTAGAATTTTCAACAGGTAATAATTCTGAAGCTATGCGTATAGATAGTTCAGGAAATTGTGGAATTTCTACTACCGCACCAAACGCAAATCTACATGTAGGTTCTAGTAATGCTACAGGCGATGCAACCAATCCAGCTATCCAAATTGGTGGTACTTCTAGTTATAGAATGGGTTTATACACATCTGCCGAGGGTGCTGTAATTGAAAATAAAAATGGTGATGATGGTATTCAGTTTAGAGTAAAAACTGCTGGTGAAGCCATGAGAATAGATGGTGGCACAGGCAATGTTGGAATTGGAACTAGCAGTATTTCAAATTTACTGCAAGTAGATGTAGATTCTGCAAGTACAACTACAGATTCTATTTCAGTACAAAATAGTGGTGTAAGTTCAGTAGGTCATACAACAGGTTTAAGGTTTCAATTTAATGCTGCTGTACCTTCTGCGATAAGAAGTCGTTTAACTAATACTTCAAATGGTGCAGGAACTTTAAGTTTCTTTACGTCAGCAGATGGAGCTTCTGGAAATTTAAGTGAAAGAATGGGTATTACTAGTGCTGGAAATGTTTTAATTGGTACTACCGCTGACTTTAATAGTGCTAGTAAGTTGCAAGTTACAGGAGGTGCAAGTGGTGGTAATGGTGCAGTAACTTTTATGAACTCAGCAGATAATGGACCAGCTTTATGTTGTTTTAAAACACCTACTACTACAAGTTCTACTGCAAGATTTATACAATTTTATGCTGATTCAGGTAATACACCTATGGGTGGTATTTCAGGTAATGGTGCTTCTAATGTTCAATTTGTTACATTGTCTGATGAAAGAGAAAAAGAAAATATAATTCCAGTTAATAATGTTTTAGATAAACTAATGAATTTAAATGTTGTTTCTTTTGATTGGAAGAAAAACGATGAACATGTCAAAGCTGGTTTTATTGCACAAAATGTTGAAAAATATTTTCCTGAATATATTGTAGAAAATGTATCAAATGAAGATGCAGAAACTAGAAAAGGAACAACTGGTGGTATGTCAGCAGGGTACATAGCTGTATTAACTAAAGCTATACAAGAACAACAAACACAGATTGATGCCTTACAATCTGAAATTAATAACTTAAAAGGAGAATAAATATGGCAATAGGATATACTTGGGATTGTAAAACATGTGATACATATCCTTCTAAAAGCGGTAAATCAAACGTGGTTTATAACGTACATTGGAGACTTACCGCAACAGACGACACTAACAAAGATAGTGAAGGTGAATACTGGACTGCTGAAGTTTATGGTTCTCAAGCTGTTAGCACAGATGATCTATCTAGTTTTAAAAACTGGTCAAGTCTTACTAATGCTGATGTGCAAGGCTGGGTAGAAACAGCATTAACTGCTGACACAGTTACAGCTATGAAAGCATCTTTAGATGCAGTTATAGCTGAAAAAGTTTCACCAACATCTGTAACTAAAACATTAAGTTCATAACATGGCCTTGCTGCCTGTAACGCCTCCCGCTGGTGTTGTAACTAACGGAACTGAATACGCCAACAAAGGTCGCTGGGTTGACAGCGACTTAGTGCGTTTTCAAAACGGTTACTTACGCCCTATTGGTGGTTGGGAAAAAATCAGGAATACAGCATTAACAGGCACTCCAACAGGTATGTTTGCCTACATTACCAATTCTGGTAAAAAAGTTTTAGCAGTAGGAACAAGACAAAAGATTTTTGTAAACCACGATGGTACTTGGTATGACATAACACCATCTGGTTTTGTATCAGACGCATCAACCGATCCACTTGGCTATGGTGCTTATCATTACAATGTAGAAGATTACGGAGATGCTAGATCGCAATCTGGTTTATTCTTTGATTCTAAATCCTGGTCATTTGATAATTTTGGAGAAGATTTACTTTTTTGTTGTGCAAGTGATGGCAAAATTTACAAATGGTCGCCTTCAGCACCCTCTACAATAGGCTCACAGCTAACCAATTCTCCAACAGGATGTTCTGGTGTATTAGTAACTAACGAACGCCATGTTTTAGCTTTAGGCGCAGGTGGAGATCCTAGAAAAGTACAATGGTCATCAAGAGAAGCAAGCACAACTTGGACAGCCGCAGCAACCAATACAGCTGGTGATTTACAAATACCAACAGGCGGCAGAATACTAAGTGCAGTTAAGTGGCAAACAGATGTCATTATCTTTACAGACACAGGTATAGCAAGACTTTACTATACAGGTTCTCCTTTTATATACGGAATACAAGATGCTGGTACTAACTGCAAGGCTGCAAGTCCAAGAACAGTAGTTACATCTGGTAACTTTTTAACATGGATGGGTGAAAACTCTTTCTTTGTATTTGATGGCTCTGTTAAAGAAATAAAATGTGATGTGCATGATACAGTTTTTGATAAAAACAACTATCAATATAGGCGTGTTTCTTGTGGCGGCCATAACTCTAACTTTAATGAAGTTTGGTGGTTTTATTCAGAAGGTGATTCACAGAAAACACCAAACAAATATGTTATTTGGAACTATGTTGACAATGTTTGGAGCATTGGTTCTATGGACAGAGGTTGTTGGATTGACCAAGGTGTATTTGATTTCCCAATAGCCTGCGATAGTTTAGGCAATGTGTATCAACACGAAAGCACAACATTAAGTAATTCAGAAAACTTGGGTAACGCAGTTCCTTTTTGCAAGTCTGGGCCAATAGAGATTGGCAATGGCGACAATTATGTGCAATGTAACCAAATACTACCAGATGAAGAAGCAAACACCTTACCAGGCGTTACAATTAGTTTTAAGGGCAAATTTACACCATTGGGAAGTGAAACAGACTTTGGTAGCTTTACATTTGAGAACGATGGTTACACCGATGCAAGGTTTACAGCAAGACAAGTACAGATGACTGTAACAGGATCAACTGCACAAACATTTCAAGTTGGTAACATAAGATTAAATTTAAGAAACAGAGGTCGTAGATAGTGGCAAGAAAAACCCTTACTAGACCAGGTGAAGATTACGATAAAAACTATCTAAACTATTTAATAGCAGAGATAGAATATCAAACAGGTATTACTTTTAACAAAGGAGAAAGAATACTAGTAGGTGGCGGAGATGCTACTGAATTAGTATTAATAAGTCCAAATGGAACAAAATATAAGGTTAGTGTCGACAACTCAGGAAACCTCTCAACCGCAACAACGGTCTAAAGAGGACTGGGAACTAGAGTTTGACAGATTAGATACGCATATTATTCGTGCATTAAAGCACCAAGATATGTATAATTTAAGTGATATTAAAGAAAAAATCAGGTTGGGAATGTTTCATTTATGGCCTGGTAAAGACTCAGTAATGATAACTGAGATTGTAGAGTTTCCAAGAGTCAAAGTATTAAACATACTTTTCCTTGGAGGCAAATTTGAAGAACTACAATTAATGCTCCCTAGCATTGAACAGTTTGCAAAACACTTTGGCTGTAAAAGAATTTTTGGTGGCGGCCGTAAAGGTTGGCTAAGAAAACTTAAACATCTTGGCTTTGAACAAGAATATTTAGTGAAAAAAGAATTATGAGTAAAGGAAAAAGCACAACAACGACAACGACTGATCCAGCACAAATGCAAATATACCAAGACCTTTACGGAAAGGCGAAAGGTATAGCACAACAACCATTTGTACCATTTACAGGTGCAAGGGTAGCAGGATTCAATCCAGATCAATTACAAACCTTTGATGCAACAAGAAATATGTTTGGTCAATCTATGCAGTTTGATCCTAGACAAGGATTAAACAACTTAGCTAATATGTCTGCACCAACCGTATCACCTGTTACTGGTTCTGCAACAGACATCAACCGTAGTGATATAAGAGATATAAGACCACAATCATTACTAAGCACAGACTTAAACGCATATCAAAACCCTTTTCAACAACAAGTTATAGATAACACCCTTGGTGATTTAAACCGAGCAAGACAGATGCAAATACAATCAGACCAAGATGCAGCAATCGGCAGAGGTGCATTTGGTGGTTCTCGTTCAGCATTATTAGAGGCAGAAACAAACAGAAACTTTGCAGACAGAGCTGGCAACATTGCAGCTGATTTAAGATCAAGAGGTTTTGACAGAGCAACTGGATTAGCTGGTCAAGACATAGGCAGAGATTTTTCAGCACAACAATTAATGTCAGATCAAGACAGACAAGTAGCAATGGCTAACGCTGGTTACGGCAACAAATTTGGTTTAGCAAACTTAGATGCACAAAACAGAGCAGCCTTTATGCAACCAGGACTGGATATGCAAAACAGACAGTTCCAAGCTGGTTTACTTGGCAACCAACTAAGCGATCAATACAGAAACTTAGGTTTACTCTCTGGCATAGGTGGTCAACAACAAGGACTACAACAAAGAGGTATGGATGCAGGTTACAACGAGTTCTTACGAGCTATCAACTTTGGCCCACAACAACTTGGCTTATTGGCGCAAGGTGTTAGTGCATTGCCTACGCAGAGCAATGTTACACAAAGTAGCAGTCCAAGTACATTAAGTCAAATAGGTTCAGTAGCATCTATATTTGGTGGTCTTGGATATAGTCCATTTAGCACCTAGTACAGGAGATAATTATGGCAAGTATATTTTCAAACTTCGGTAACAAAGTAGGAAACGCTTTTACTAATCTTGGTCAAGGCGGAACTGTATTTAATGCTGATCCTACACAAATAGCATCACTTTCAGATGAAGATAAAAAAAGATTTAGAAACCAAGGTATGCAAAGGTTTTTAGATTCTCTTATGATGGCTTCTGCGATTGAGTCAGAAAATCCACAAAGGTTGGTTGCTACATCTAATTTAATTAGACAAAGAAAAGCTGACCAAGAAGATGCTAAGAGGAAGGCAGATCTTAAAAACCTTCAAGATAAATTTATAGAAAACAACCCTGATAAAGCTAAT